TAGTGGTCTAATAGCTTTGAGCCACCCGCACCACGATTCCTTCGGTGATGCACAACCAACTCAATGTCTTCACCGCAGTGCAGGCAGTATGGGTCACGCTTTTTGAGGGTATTTCTTATCCTTTGTGTAATCATCTCATCTCCGCTTGGACGAGCTTCACTTGGGTCCCGAGAGCCATGAGTGAAGTCTCAATAGTCTTGATTTTCATTTTTATGCGATTGTGCTCTGCTTTACGCAAATCTCTTTGCAAGCGAGCATCCGCAGATTCTAGTTTGGCTAAGGCAGTTCTGTCTGCAACAGTGCCCTGTGTCTTAATAAAAGCCTTCTGCTCAATCAGGTCAAGCTCATGCTCGGCGTGAGCTAAGGCTACTTCCGACTCATAGAGAGCATCCGCTCCCCTAGAGTTCTCCTGATTCAGTCGGGCTATCTCCTGGACTATTTGCGATGGAAGCACTTAACCTCCACAGATGCCAGACCAGCTCTTGATTCCAGAACTGGGCCTCATTTGTTTTTCCCTGAACCTTTGCCATTTGGTACGCTTCCGTCAATTCCTTGACCTTCGCTACCTGCACTGAGGATTTTGCCACGAGCTTCTATCCTCTCAAGTTGCTCATCAGATGCTCCTGCAACCTTTGCCTGAGCGTATAACCAACGCAAACCGTCTACGCTCGTTAGTTTATCTGCTTCTACCACCCAATCTTGACTGGGGGGCTTAGGTGCTACACCTCTCTCTGCTTTTTCCATTTCCGTACGGCTTGCTCTTTTAGAACCGCTGTAATTGGCATTAGCAAGGGCCCGTCCGATAGCGGAAGTCTCGCAGGTTTCAAGAGCCGCAGTTTTCTGAGCCATACCTTCCCCATCGACCTCAAATGCCAAACCAGTTGCTTTCGGCAGATTATTCGCTTGCTCGCCTGCCGTGAGAAAAATGCTGGCCTTAACAACCCAAGTAGATACCGAGCGGTCAGCCGTTGTCGTAAGATTCTCAGTGATAATCCGTCCATCAGGGTGTGCTTCATAGAATTTCCTTATTCTTTCTTCTACTGTTTCGTAATCATCAAGATTGAACTTCGGCATTATCAGCCTCCTCTGCTACAAACTGCCACCCTTGGTGCATGTAGAACCAGTGGTCCAGTTCCATAATGCTGATTCGTTCAAGGCCCTCTTCATTGACCTTTAGGCCGTCTACCAGCCCTGTGATTTGTGTTACACCCTTTTGGAGGGTGACATAACTTCCGATACCGATATCCATTACATTTCCTTTCGATTTGTAATCAAGACGGGATTTCCGCCTCTGATTTGTCTAGACGCTACACGCTTCGTTGTGCCATCGTCAAGTCTTATAGTTCCCCATTTTGCGTCTTGCATCTTTCCCAACGCCGCAGACTTAGCGTAGAGAAGCCTCTCAGCGGCCCTGTCAGCGTCTTTCTGAGCGTCTATGAGCTCAAACCCTATGTCACCCAAGAAAACCTCTCTAGGGTCAATTTCTGGGTGTTGCAACCGAACCGCATTGTAGGTGCTTTCCGAGCCATCCCAGTCAGGTTTGATGTCATTTATCACCGACTCCCAGAATCTGATAATTGCATCACGCTGAATGTCAATCTGCAACTGATTGAATGGGATGTCGTACTCATTCCAAGTCATACCCGCAACAGCAACAAGTGTCATTCTCTGTATCTTGAGGACTCCCGCATAGTGCAATACCTGTGCAATGTAAGCAGGGGGCACAACATCCCAGGTCTGCCGAGCTGTCTTGACCTCGATAATCTGCCACTCGCCTGTTTCTCTGTGACGAGCTAGAGCATCGGGATTGACATGCATAAAGTCATACTCTGCATCTTGATAAGTGCCCGTTTCAAAAAGCTCCCAATCTGGGTGCTCCTCTTCCCATAGTCCCAAAATGGGACTCTCAAAAGCTTTACCGAATCGAATGGCCCAGTTCTCTTTTATCTGTGACGGAATCTTGCCTGTCTTCTTTGCCCAAAGAGCGTATGCGCTCTCGTAAGGGTTCAAACCGAGTATGGTGCCTACTTCACTACCTCCGACACTAAAAGTCCTTGCAGCATGCCACTCAGGGCTTCCTGCGTCATAGATACCGAGTAACTTCGCATCATTTAGAATCTCTGGTGCATAAAGTTCCATTTCTGTCCTTTCTTAGGTAGCCTTATCTTATGCATGCGGGCGGACATTTTTCCAGCGAGTATATGAAATTGTTATCTTCGATTCATACTGCTGGCACAGTCCCCTGTGAGTTGTTCCCTAAGTTCTGGTTTCCCGAGGATTTCCCTGAGCCAGAAACGAGAGAAGCGGCAACAATACTGGCGAAAAAACTTTGCAGCCTTTGTCCCATACAGAAACAGTGTTTTGAGTATGCATTGAAAAATGACGAGAGACACGGTATTTGGGGCGGCACTAGCCCAGATGAGCGTTGATTTGACAAAGTGATTTCTCATGCTGTAGCTTCACCGCATGGACGCACAGAAAATTTATCTAAGACTTCAAAAAGAGATAGAACAAGCCCCGATTATCCCGCCGTGTCAGACCACTGACCCTGAGCTTTGGTTTGGGCTAAATGAGAGAGAAGGCTACTATCAGCAATCTCACTATCGAGATGCAAAGCAACTATGCAGTATTTGTCCAGTAGCTAGGACTTGTCTTGAGTATGCCCTCGTTGCTAATGAAACCGAAGGGGTTTGGGGCGGACTCACACCTCAAGAAAGAAAAGACATGCGAGCCGCCGCCGAAAGAACCTGGAAACGCCGACAAAGGGCGAAAAGGCTTGCTTAGTCTTTCTTTGTGACGATGGAGGTAAGGATTGAAAGCAATCCCGCTCCTAGTGAAACCGAAGCCATGCCAACCCAGTCAATGCTGAATAGCCCCACAGTTCCAGAACCCAAGTAGGCCAATGCCGCCTGAGCAACAGTCTTGATAGCTCTTTCTCCAGCGTAGTTCCAAAATTCAAATGTAAACATAGATACTCCTAGTCGTAATGTTCCTCATACAGTCTAGTGTCTTGCCAAGTGGCTGAGGCGGTATAAGCCGTAGTAATTATTGAAATAAGTGAAACACCACCTGTAATCAAAGTTACTCCGACTCCCCATTGGTCAACAAGAAAAGTAGCCGCACCGAAGATAATCATTGCGAAACCGAGTCGATAAGAACCGAAGATTAGTTTTCTACGGAACTTCCAGCTAGGGCCGTCCTCTGACTCAGGCTCGTCTTTGAGCATGAAGACGGCATCGCCTATCTTTCTAAGGGCTGTTTGCAGCATGGACACCTCTTTATTGGAAGAACCACCTTTGGCGTTTTCTTGTTCGTTTGTTGCGCCTTCGCCCCTTCACGCTGGCGTTGAATAAATTTGTGGAGGTCTTCTTTTGATTTAGTTGGTCCGAAGACGGATTTGAGTGTGCTTCCGATTGTGGCGTGGAGGTGAGCCCCAGTTGTTGCACTTCCCGAGTTTCCGATTCGTATTCCAAACTTTTCACCAGCCTTCACTTTTTGACCAACACGATAGCGGGCAGAAGGCGATTTGCAGCCCTTTGACGGACCTTCGCACTTTGCCCCATGAACATCACAGAAAAGATGGCAATAGCCAATGTATTTAGTTTTACGCTTTAGATTGTCCCAGCCTGTTTGGACGACAACCCAACCGAGTACGGAAGAGAACTGAATAAGTCGAACTGTGCCAGATGTAATGGCGGGTATGGAGGTTCCCGCACGAGCCCGCCAGTCAGTTCCACTGTGCGGTTGCATTTTGTTTCTACGGCGGTATTCGGACATAGTGCCGTAGTGCCCAGTTATTTGAGCATCAGGAAAAGGAAAAATCCACTCAGCCATTAGACCAGTTGCAACAGATAGGAGACTAGGGCACCAATAGCAGCCGCCGAACCCGTAGCCATCCAGATTCTTCGCTCTATGTTGCGAATGCGGATTTCATGGTCTTTAATATTGCGTTCGACCCAATCTATGTGCGTAGGAATTTTCTCATTGAGTCGTTCGACTTGCTTGATGAGCTCAATGGCCCAAGCTGGTATGTCCTCGTTCACCAGGCACCTTTCATAGTTGCAGAAAAATGTCTAGGTTTACGACTATTTTACAGGACCAGTACGTCGGCTTCTTCAGCGGTCAAAGGCTCGCCTGCAATCAGTTTGGCCTTAGCCGAATCCTTGAGTGCCTGCCTGTCTGCCT